ATGCAGAGTCAATTACTGATTAACGGCGCGCTGGTGGAAGGCAAGGGCGAGCGCCTGCCCGTCTATAACCCCGCCACTGGCGAGGTGCTGATTGAGATTGCCGAAGCCAGCGCAGAGCAGGTGGATGAGGCGGTCAACGCCGCCGACGCGGCGTTTACACAGTGGCGTCTCACCACGCCCAAAGAACGCGCCGAGGCGCTGCTTAAACTCGCGGACGTCATCGAGCAGAACGCGCAGACGTTCGCGCAGCTCGAATCCCAAAACTGCGGCAAACCGCTGCACTGCGTAGCGGGCGATGAAATCCCGGCGGTGGCCGACGTGTTTCGTTTCTTCGCCGGTGCCTCGCGCTGCCTGAACGGGCTTGCCGCAGGCGAATATCTGGCGGATCACACCTCGATGATCCGCCGCGACCCGGTGGGGGTGGTGGCGTCCATTGCGCCCTGGAACTACCCGCTGATGATGGCCGCCTGGAAGCTCGCGCCCGCGCTGGCGGCGGGTAACTGCGTGGTGCTGAAGCCCTCGGAGATAACGCCGCTCACCGCGTTTAAACTGGCCGAACTCGCAAAAGATATCTTCCCGGCAGGCGTGCTGAATGTCTTGTTTGGTCGCGGCCAGACGGTGGGCGACCCGCTGACTGGTCATGAAAAAGTGCGCATGGTCTCGCTCACCGGCTCTATTGCTACCGGCGAGCACATCATCAGCCGCACCGCGTCGTCGATAAAGCGCACCCATATGGAACTCGGCGGTAAAGCGCCCGTGCTGGTGTTTGACGACGCCGATCTCGACGCCGTGGTGGAAGGCATTCGCACGTTCGGCTTCTATAACGCGGGCCAGGACTGCACGGCGGCGTGCCGCATCTATGCGCAAAAAGGGATTTATGATCAACTGGTGGAAAAGCTCGGCGCGGCGGTCAGCAGCCTGAAAACGGGCGCGCCGGAAGATGAAAGCACCGAGCTCGGGCCGCTTAGTTCGCAGGCGCATCTGAATCGCGTCATCCAGGCGGTGGAGGCCGCGAAAGCGCTGGCGCATATCCGCGTGGTGACGGGTGGGGAGAAAGTCGACGGGCCGGGCTATTACTTCCAGCCAACGGTACTGGCAGGCGCGAAGCAGGAAGACGCGATTGTGCAGCGCGAAGTCTTCGGCCCGGTAGTCAGCGTCACGCCGTTTGAAGATGAAGCTCAGGCGCTGGAGTACGCCAACGACTCGCAATACGGCCTCGCGTCATCCGTCTGGACCCGCGACGTCGGCCGCGCGCACCGCCTCAGCGCCCGGCTGCAATATGGCTGCACCTGGGTGAACACGCACTTTATGCTGGTCAGCGAAATGCCCCACGGCGGTCAGAAACTCTCCGGCTACGGCAAGGATATGTCGATGTACGGACTTGAAGATTACACCGTGGTGCGGCATGTCATGATAAAACACTAGGAGGTGGTGAAGTGGTTGATTTGCTAAAGGATTACATGTCAGCCACTTTGCCCTGGGGCATCGGTGGGGCATTAAAGCCAAAGTTTTGGTTCAGTATGGCTACCTGGTCTCCGTTTTTATCGGACATCCACTTTGCATAGACGTTGAAAACCATCTGTGCATTTGTGTGCCCCATCTGATTTGCAATGAAGCTTGGATTCACTCCGGCACTTAGAGCCCAGCATGCAAATGTATGCCTGGATTCGTATGCTTTCCTATGCCTGATTCCGGCTCGCTTCAGCAGATGGTTCCATGAGGCTGCAATCGAGCCTGGAATGTAGCATATGCTTTTGGTTGGATACCGTCCGGAAACTGATGGATTGAAAACAAATGTGCACTGGTCAGTCCTTGTTTTACCGTACTCCCTGAGGTGGACAGTAACGTCATGCTGTTTTTGCATTCTCGTATACTGCATCTGGTCCTTTATGGCCTCGATGGCTGCGCTGGTCATAATGATTGTGCGGATTCCACTTTCAGTTTTTGGCGGTGTGAAGTGATCTGAAATAGCCAGGTTACGCTGCACCTTAATTGTCCAGTCTGTGGTATCGATATCCTCCCATGCCAGAGCGCATATCTCTCCATGCCTCATGCCGGTGCTAACGGCCAGTATCCATAGATTTCTTATCTGCGGGTGATTAGCCATTGCCAGCATCCTTACGAACTCATCCTTGCTTAGCGGATCTGGTTCAGACCTGGACTTTCTGAGAGGCTTCACATCTGAAATTACTTTCCCGCCGGTATATCCATTTTTCTCTGCAAACTTAAGCATCTCCAGCATAACCGCCATGTATCCGTTAACGGTTCTTACTGTTCGGCCTTTTTTGTGTGATCGCTCTAGCGTTTTCCCTATAAGCTGGTAACCGGTCAAAAGCTCATGACGCAAAGAAAGCAGGTTCTCATGAGTAAGAGAAGTAACAGGCATCGTCTCATCCAGAATTCTAAGGCACATCTTTATGTAAGATGTGTATCTCATGTGGGTGTTCTTAGCCAAAACAGTTTCTTTTAGCGAAAGCCATTTATTGGCTAACTCCTCAATCGTCACCTTAGCTTTTGTGTCCTCATGTTGTGTAACCCGCGGCGAGTTAGGGAACTGCGATGCGTAATCAAAATTACCAGTCCTGATTGCATAGCAAACCGCCGTCCTTAACTCGCCAGCGGCTTTCCTGTTTTTCGGTGTATCAGGGACGCCAAGGTTTTCCCTTACCCTGGCTCCCTTATAGATGAACCATATCCGCAGTGTTCCGCCGTGATTCTCCACTCCTGTTGGATACTTGGTCATAACGATTCCTCGTCAGTTAATGGGGAAGGGTATTTAAGCAGATTTCTGGCGGGGGATCGCTGGGCGTTGACGCTCAACCCATGCGTCGACTTCATGCCGGTTGTAGAGGATAGGGGAGTTGTCCTTAGGCTGGCAGTCGCCGGAGTAGTGCCGGTACTCCTTACCCTCCATCCATGACTTCTCTCGCGCTGACTTGATGGCGTTTTTCGTCAGGCCGGTGATCGCCATCAGCACTTCTTCGGATACCCATTTGTTGGGGACCAGCTGAATCACTTCATTCATTCGATTATCTCCAGGCGTAAAAAAGCCGCCATGAGGCGGCCTGTTCGATGCAGTACTTCTGCGTTGGCTTATTAATCCTCTTCATCGCAATCATCAAGTGAATATCCTTTCAGTTCTTTGCATAGGCGATTTTCCATTTCTTGATGATTTCCCCTCTGCTCGCCGCTGATAAAGTTGTCGATAACCAACCCCGATGAATACGTTCTGTCCCCAAAGAACCATCCGCCCTCATCGTAAAATTCATGGAAAAACTTCAGTTCAGGGAACCAGCTAACCAATTCGTTGATAATTGGCTCTGGAAGCGACCATGCCGTATCAAACTTGATGACCAGCTTTTCGTCACTGCGCTCCACGATTTCCATATCGTAGGCATTCCAATTTGTGCCCCATCGCGCAGTGTTGAACTTGTGCCAGTTGCGCCCGGTCTTTTCTTCTCGGCTTCCAACCGTAAGTTCATCGCCATTAAAAATGAAGGCGGGGGCGGGGATAATCAGGTTGAAGTCGAAAACATAATAGGGTTCAGACGCTTCACACTCAGCGATGCGCTTTGCCCAATTCAGGCGCTCTAACGAATCTATAGATGAATCAGAAGCACGTTCGCGCCAGAAATCAGGAATCTCGCATTTTTCTTTTCGGAAGCAACCAGCAAATAGCTCTGCAATTGACTGCGAGTCACCTGTAATTGTCAGACGGTTTGTTACATGATTTGCCATAACTTACTCCATTAAAAAAACCGCACTCGGCGGGTCATGGTTTCAACTCAAATTCAGCATCCCACGGCGGGAATGCCTGCATCCTTCCATGCGACATGATGTACTCAGTGGCGACCGCCATCGACGTCGGCTTCTCAAACTCAAGCATAAAAACATCGTCGTATGCTTTCCCTAGCCACCACCCGCCACCGTACTCCTTAGCTCGTTGAATGAGCACCCATCTACCTGGTGTTATGCGGTGATGTATCTCGCCGCGATAGATGATTAAGTAGTCCGAGTCTTTGCTCATGACGCACCCCAAAATAACTGTATTTATATACAGTAAATTGAGGTGAGCGGGCTGTCAATTCGTGGAGGCCGAGGAGGAGGGAGGTAATCCGGCCAGTATTCTATATGCATCACCCCTCCTTGCCCGGCGCTTCCGGTAGCGGCATCCAGTGGGTGACTCTGGCTCTTCTGTTTTGACTATCGCCATCACTAACGCGCCAAATGCCTTTAATCCCTTTACTTGAAAGCCACCCCATGAACTGGTAGCACTCTTCATCAGTATCGTTATCGCCATACTGACCGAAACACAAAACATCTGCTTCGTCATCAGGCATCCTCTCGCTGCACGCTATCCAGCCACCAACCACCTTACCTGCCAGCGATTCGAACTTCTGCGAGGTGGTGTCGGTTTCGGCCTGGCGCGCCTCCGTATCGTGACAACCCTGAATATACGCATCAGCAATCGCAGGGTCTATTCCGGCTTGTGCTGCGATTTCGTCAACATGTGCCGCCGCGGGCGGTGCGGTGTAGACAATGCGCCTTTGGCTTTCGGGTAGATATTGATATGCGCCCTTGTTTATTTCTGCCCAGTATTCAATTTGTTTCTTTCCCGATACGTGAAACAGGCGCTCTTGATAAATCGGCTCCGCCCGCTCCCGCAGCGCCAGCACTGCCAACAGGCGCTCAGTTAGTTGAGTCTGTGCCTCTTCAACGGTATTCGGACCGCCAAGCTCCGTATGCACTTCGACAAACCCAGCAAAGAAATCGGAAATTTCGCTGGCGATAACTTCACTTATTTCGCTCACGCTTCACCCTCTGCTACCATCCCGAAAACATCCCAAAAGTCGCTGCCGTTTTCGCAACGGCAAGCCCCGCGATAAATCCGATTAATAGTCCGCACTGAAGTCGAGACACTACTCACCCCCTGTCTCTTTTGTCTTACGCTCAACCTCACGAACAGCAAACGAAAGGTCGTTCAGCAAGATAACGGCGGCCATGATGTTGCTGTGAAGCTGCTCTTCAATGCGATTTAGCAGTATGTGCTGGTCAGGATGCCGCTCCTCAAATCTCGCGAGCTCAATCTGCCAGAGGTTAGCCGCCTCTAAAGTTTTGTTTGTCGCCACTATTCACCCCCTGTCTCAAGATTGATGCCCGATGCCGCACACGCCTCTTTGACTACCATCAGCGGAACAACCGGCAAATCTTCGTAAAACTCTTTGGCCGTACCGATATATGCGGCAGGCAGTCTTACAGTGCGCGCCCCAAGCTCCGCTAAGCGCTTCTGTGCGGCTTCCAGAGCGTCTATCGCTAATTCAAGATTATTTACCAAGTTAGAAGCGTATTCGGCATCGCAGCAGGAGGCGCAGGTTGTCATTTCGCCATCGCCTATGATGGTCATTTCCCATTGCCCACAGTGTTCGCAGGTACGCATGACACTATCGGACCAGTTGTGGCTATTTCTGGTGAGGCACGCTTTCAGCTTCGCCGTCAGTTCGTTGAAATCGCTCATGCGGCACCGCCTTGACGCAGCTCGGCGGCTAACAGTTGGAGATAAAGTGCTGCCGAGCAATGATGTTCTGCTGCGATGGGGGCGTCTTTCTCACTACGCTCAGCAAGCTGATTTAACTCCGCGCTGGCTGCATCTATCCCCTGAGCCCTTACTTCGCGCAGGAATGCGTCGGTTGCGGGGGTTTTGTTCATCACGTAAACCGAGTCTTCTCCCGATTCATGGCCGCAGATGTATCCATGAATCACTGGCTGATAGGTCTCGCGGCCAAACAGCCCCAAGCGCTCACCTAATGCCTGTATATCGGCACCATCCATATCACCGCCATCTCCAGCGGCATGGAAGCAGGTAGCTATAAATTCCCGTTGCGCCGCATTCTCCGCAGCCAACTGCTCGCACTGCTTCGTCTTTTCGCGCAGCGCCAGAGTGGTAACGTCGAGCTTATCCGCAAGGCGGACAATCATCTTCGCGATATCCAGCAGCGGCGTACTGCTGTCGAGGCACTTCGCAAGCTCATGGCCGGCTGCGATTAATTCGTCGTTGTTCATTTCTTCGCTCCCAGCCAGCGGTTGAGGTATTTGTTGTTATTCACGGAGCCGAAGCTGTTGCGCGCCATTAACTCTTCGCGGCTCGGCATCGGGATGTGCTTGCGGTCAGATTTACCACCGACCGTGACGGTTAAATAATTGGCCTGGTCTCGTGACATGGTTAACTCCTTAATCGTTACGAACGTGCCCGTAGCGACCGAGGAAGCGGCGCATACGGTTATCTGTCTCTTCAGGGCGGCGCGGGCCTGTGGTGACGAATCCGGGGCGGAAAGATGCGGCGCTGTTTTTGTCCCACAGCAATCGGTCAGCCAGCGAATCAGCCTGGCGTGTCATGCGAGCTTCCTTGCTCTCGGTTTCGTACTGCTTTCCCAGCGTCTCTTGCAGATGTGCTTTAATGCGCGCCAGCACCTCTTCTTTGGTGCCGGAGCGTTTTGGTGGGCGTGCGTATCCCGCCCCGGGAAGAGGTGATGACATTTGGTTGGCCTTATTGGGTTAAATCAGAAGGGGATTTGTTCGTCGAAATCCTGATATCCGTCATTCGCATGTGAGGATGAGGATTGTTTCTTACGGTTGTCCTTATCCTTCATCGTTGAAACCATGTGCTGCACTGTTTCAGGCTGCTTGCCTTCGGCTTTTTCCTTCAGTGTCTGTCCTGTCTGCGCAATGAAAGGCAGGCGGATTTCCATCTGATAGCTGTCAGAGCCATCGCGTTTGGTTGTAAGCACCTTCTGAAGCACCAGGCCGATTTTCTTTCCGTGAAACTCGGGAGCGACAAAGCTGTTCACCGACTGCATATGCTGGGTTAACTGTCGCACGCCAGCACAACCCATCATTGCGTGGATGACGTTAGCGCCGAATTTGTTTTCGGTGCCGTCATTCTTGGTGGTGCATACGCTGAGATACTGAACCTTCTTGCCGTCATCAGACTCACCAGAGAATTCAATAAACCGCGCACCTTTCTCCGACTGCTTCAGCGCAGCTTCGGTAATAGTCAGGACGTATGCGCCAGACTCGTTAATAAAACCGCCCTGACCGGCGGTTAATGCTGCTTCTTCGTTGTAGGTGAAAATAACGTTGCTCATGCGGCGTTTTCCTTAAAGTTATGGATGTTAGACAGCCCCCAGTAGTCACAAATGGTTGCGTCAACCATCGCCAGGTCGTTGTCAATTTCGTTGGTTTCGAACATGCCCATCGGCGACTTGACGGTGTCAGCGCCGTTGTTTTTGGTGGTGAAGAAGAACTGGTCGTCACGAGTTAGTGTGCGGAGGACGACGGTAAACATGCCTTCAACGGTGATTTTCTCGTCGAGCATCTTCCCGATCGTCTTCATCTTTACGCGACCCATTGCCGTCTCTTCCGTGTGAGCAAGGAAGTAGACTCGAAGGTCATCAGGTGCGTCCTGCGCTGCCTTGATGACCTCCCATGCGTGCCGGCCGATTTCAGTGAACTTGTCGAATGACTTCTCTTCAGAGCGACGCATAAACTCGTTGCTCATGACGTACTGAAAATCATCGACAACGACTATGCGCTTGCCGTAATTAACAGCATTCTGAATTACCTTAACGATGACATCCCACCTGTCGCTACTTACCACCACGCCCTGCTTAGATTTGGCATCCCACGGCTTCCATTCGCGGGATTTAAAGGGGAGGGGTTTGCCTACAGGTTTAACCAGGATGACATCTTCAGGATTCAGGTTGCGCAGGCTGGTAGATTTACCGGTGCCAGACTCCCCAAGGATTAAAGTTGCAGTTCCCATTATGAAAAATCCCCCGCGAATTCCTGCCACGTAATAGGCTGATTCATGCGCTCAGCCGCCAGGTTAATTTGCTGCTCTACCTCTTCTTCAATTTCAGGAGAAATGAGAGCGATGAAGTCGTCGTCTTCCAGTTCATGCAGCATGTTTCTTATTCCAGTCGTCGTCCTGAATATCGTTCCATCCCATCGCGATTTCCCACGCCCATTCATAGGCTGAGTGGCGTCCTTCATCCGTGTCCGGGAATGCGGCCTCATAGAGCTTGTTGAACTCGCGATTACCTTGCTGAACCAGAATGGTTCCGTTAACAGGCAAAATATTCATAACTTGGCACTCCGGGTTGAGAGAGGATGTCGGCCAGCTTTTTCCAGCCAGTGCGTAACTTGCGTGTGATGCGATCGAGTAGAGATTCAGAGCAGCCCACAACAGGCCACCCTGCAAAAGCGAACTGTTGCATGGTGTTATCCTTGGTTAATTGGCATAGCGAAAAGGCCGCGCTAATAAGCAGCCTTGTTGATATGCGGGCGAAAAAAAGCCCTCCGGAGAGGGCGAACAACTTCAGGGGATGATGCGGATTGCATCAGATAACCGACTCCATGAATCGGCTATCGGCTGCTAGATTTCTTCAAAGCCCCAATCCATGCGCTCCCATGCAATTTCCTTCATAACCTCATTCTTTCCTTCATCATCCATTTTCTCCCACTCTTCATCGCTAATCCCTAAGTCATCCTCAAGGTCGACAACTTGCTCATATTTCGAATGGATGTTTGCACCGGAATCCAGCCAAACTTTAAATTTACGTCCCATTTAATTCTCCTATTCAGATGTCGGCTATCGGCTGCTATTCAGCGGGCGGGGCAGGGAGTGGCATCCAGTGTGAAAACATATCTGCAAAATAAGACTGGTCTTCAAAATCAGTCCAACGGGTGGAGACGTCATCCCAGCATAAAACCTGCTGATTTGCCCACTTAGCAAACACCAGAACCCACTGCTGAGAAAATGGCATCTGCTCGCTACATTTAATCCACTCCATTCACTCCTCCTCGCCGATGGCTTTAGCTATTGCTGCGCGGGCCAGCGCAACGTCTTCTTTGTGAAGCTGACAATTGCCGTCCTCGTGATAGCTGAGGATCAACTGGAGGACGCCGAGAAGGTCAGGCGCTGCGGCTATCAGGCGGGCATTCGCCGCGCATTCAGCTACGCGGTTCTCGTCTTGGGTCATGATAAAACCAAGCTGCAAGCCAGCTCTGTCTTGCCTGCAAATACCTACATCCTTTCCGGTCCACGGCCCCGGCGTACCTTTGAATTTCATATCTCACCTCAAATTAATGGAAGCGATTTTCCGCGCATTTTCTGGTGCGCGTTAATCAAGTGGGTAGGGTGGTTAACTGGTTTCTTGTATGCCGGGTTACGCTTGCGTTCGGTTACTTCCGGCTCATGGTAATCGCGGAGAGCTACGAGCGAAGTGGCTCGGTCTGCTCTGACGCAACCAGAGAGCTTCTGTTCGATTCGGCGAGCAAGAGAAGCGTCTTGCTGTGCCTGTTCACGTTGAGCCTGTCTGCGAGCTCTGCGGCGGTTTCTGGCGTTATCGTCAGCCAGGATAGTGATGACTACTGTCATGTTGACCTCCGATGGTTAGCTTTGGTGGTGTGGTGAATGTCGCCACAGTTAGAGCGTTTGCCGCGTGCTAATAGCAGCCTTCACCACACCCCAAAGCCAACCTCCCGGCTAACCGGGAGTGGTTGCTACTTGATGTTTTTATTGAGAATTCTGTAAACAGACTGCTTTATCTGCCCCATTTCAAGCAGGCTATCGAGCATCAGGCGCTTTTCTTGTGCGGTCTTGCAGTTTGCTTCGATGAATAATGCTGCGGTCATTGCGTTCATGATTTACTCCTCTTGTGAAATTGACTGTGGTGGTGACGTGCCGGGTGCTTATCTTCCGGTTGCTGTCTCGCAGCTGCACTTCGCGCCACCACCAAAGCCAACTTCTCTTTGGGCCCCGCATTTCGGCGGGACAATCCGTATTTTTAAAGAGCCAGCCACTCAGTTCCTTGTGGCGTCTCAGCGTCCTGCTGATGGCATAACAATACAAAACGTACTGAACATCGTCAATACAAAATGTACTTAAAAAGGGCGTAAAAATACGATGTGTATGTTTTCTAATGAAAAATAGTTTTTGCGGGTATTAAAAAACCCGCCGTAGCGGGTTGGGGAATTTTAGAGGCCTTGCCATTTGGCTTCGATAACGACGCCAATTATTCGGCAGTTACCGTCGATGGGGATCATGTGATAGCTGGGGTTAAGTGGTTTCAGGTACTTTTGTCCGGCGTCGACGATGTACTTCTTAAATGTCGCCTCGTTCTCAGAGTCCAGCTTTGCTACTACCAGGCGACCGCTCGTTGCCTCAATGGCCGGGTCTACCAGTATCTGCATTCCTTCTGGAATGCTGAGTCCAGAAGGCGCTGTCATTGAGTCGCCCCTTACCGTCAACCAGAACGATCGCTCGCTGGCATGAGATGTAGTTTCCGGCCATACCTCTACTTCCTGAAGCTGATATGGCTCCACAGCCTCGCACCAATTTCCTGCGCTCACCCAACTAATCAGAGGGAATCTCCTTACTTCCGTATGAGGGCGTGGATTGGAAACGTTGGCCAGATCGTCACTCGGGTAGTCAACCATACCATCAGAGCTCAGAACCAGCTCCTTCAGTCCGAGCTGCTTCATGATTGCCGCTATATCTTCAATGCTTGGCTCGCGGCGGCCATTCAGCCAATGACCTATCGCGCCCTGAGTTTTACCCAGAGCTTCAGCAAGTTTGTCCTGCGTGAGGCCAATCTGTTTCATCCTGGCTTTTGCCAGTTCATTCCACGGTGTTTTCATACGCCGATTATTACGGCTTGTATTGACAGTGACAACGCACAAAATGTATTAATCCTCTTGCGTTCTCTCAGTACGGAATGTATTATTGATGCATGTACCATCCTGAGGAGATAACCGATGAGCAATCTTCGGAAAATCCGGGAAACCATGAAGGTATCCCAAGCCGCACTGGCTGAAAAGGTTGGGTGCACTCAGGGAGCGATTGGACATTACGAATCAGGGCGGCGACATCCGGATTTAAAAATGTGCCGTTCGCTCGTTGAAGCACTCAACAGTTTTGGGGCGAAAGTTCAACTGGACGATGTATTTCCACCTGAATTGAACGCCGCCTAAGCAGTACCGCTCTTTAACAAATCTGGTCGTCATTCCCGCCGAAATGCGGGGATAACTTTAAGTGGCAGACCCCACGGTCTGCGCACGTATCTATCTAAACAACAAAGGAAGAATACCGAATGGAACTTACAAGCACACGCAAGAGAGCCAACGCAATTACCAGCAACATTTTCAACCGCATCGCTATTCGCGGTCAGAGAAATATCGCATCGCAGCTGGGCGTTGATGAGTCGCAAATTACTCGTTGGAAATCCAGCATGATCCCGAAGATGTCGATGCTGTTGGCAATTCTGGAATGGGGAGTTGAAGATGAGGAATTATCGAGTCTTGCAAAGCAGGTAGCACTGCTTCTCACAAAAGATAAAGCCCCAAGCGCTGGAACGCTTGAGGCTTAGCAAACTGTGTTACGCCAACACAATCAACAGGAGACATTTTAATGCGAAAACGCAGGAAGTACCAGGAAAAAGAAGAGATTCGGCACCCTGAATCACCTGACGGGTTGGTTGTAGCGGCAGCCAATAACAGATCGTTCGCTGAACGGTTCATTGGTGTTTATCGACTGGCTAAGGCAGGAGTGAAGAATGGGCGTCGTTAGAAATTTATCGGACTACAGGCCGTCTCAGGAGGCCGTGGAGCGTAAAGTGGCGAGTCTTGACGATGGTTTTATGCGGATCGCTACCAGCATCGGAAAGCTAAAGCCCAGACTGAAACTCGCGGGTCGTGAACATCAGGTTTTTGACGCTGTTATTTATTGCACCTTCGGCTGGAACAAGTCAGAGGACAAGGTAACGAACACATACCTGGCAGATGTCACCGGTCTCGATGATTCGGATGTGGCGGCAGCTCTGAATGTTCTGGCTGAGCGGAAGATAATTAACTTACGGAAAGTCGGCGGTTTCAAACTGGTTAGCGTCAACGTGATGATTGACCAGTGGGTGTTAAATAAGACACCAAAAACACCACCAAAAATGTTGGGCGAAACCACCCAACAAGTTGGGCGAAAAAAGGTTTCAAGTTGGGCGAAAGTACCCGACACCCTAAACAGTCTTACCAAAGACAATTTAAAACATACCCAAACCCACGAAGTGGGCTTGCCGGAAGTTGTCACTGAAAAGCCATTAACACCTCGCCAGCTCGGAACAAACCCGAGAGCTACCGGCACCAACCCTCGCTCCAAGCTTCCGGCATTCGACCGTGAGCGACTGAAAGAAACCTGGAACTGCAAAGCCGAAAGATTCGGGCTACCGAAGATCCGCAGCGTCACCACGACAGTGGAGAACGGCATCAAGCGCCTGTGGGTTTCCTACCTGAAGCAGTGCAAGGAGCTGAAGCGTGAGCCGAAGGATATCGACTCGCTGCTGAATGGTTATCTGGAGCACGGCTACCAGCCTACACCGTGGGCGATGGGGCAAAACCCGGATGGTAAGCGGTACGGAATTGAGACCGCGCTGCGCCAGGAGAAAATCGACCAGATTTTAGGAGCTGATAGCTGATGGACAGTTACGATTTTGAGTATCAGCTGGTTGGCTCGATGCTCATCAAAGGCGACCACATCGACTCTCGGGAAGTGGCCGGCAAACTCCCCGCAGAAGCATTTGAAAATTTCCACCTCCGCACCATGTACCAGTCAATCGTCACCCTCCTGACCAAAGCCGAGCCAGTGGATATGTTCACGGTTCAGGCTGCTGTTCCTGAAGGTACGAAAGACCTGGTGATTGAGGTCGGGGCCAAATGCGTTACGGCCGCCAATATCCGTGGCTGGGCTAAGCGTGTGCGTCAGTGCTGGATGCTTAGACGTGGCATTGCAGAGCTTAACCGGGCGGCTGGGATTCTGGCATCGGCCGGCACTCACGATATCAACGACCGCATAGGCGAGGTGGGAAGCATCCTGTCGAAGCTTCAGTTCGAAACCAACGACAAGCTACCGCGTCGAATCGCTGACCTGCTGGAAGATTACATGGACGTGCTGGAGAGCCGCATGCAGGGTGAAGACTCCGGTCTGTATCTCAAGACTGGTATTGATGCACTGGATGACGCTTACGGCGGGTTCGACCGCACCGATTTGATAGTCATCGCCGGACGCCCTGGCATGGGCAAGACGGAGCTGGCAATCAACATTGCTAACTCAATCGGCCGGCAGAAGGGAAAGGGCCTGTTTGTCTCTCTGGAAATGTCAGACATGCAGGTAGTCGAGCGACACGTGGCCGACCGTGCTGGCCTGTCAGTGGGTGCGCTGCGTAACCCGCTGAACATGATTCAGGAGCAGTACACCCGCCTGACTACCGCAACGGGTACGCTCATGGACGAAAACAACTACGTTATCGACGGTTCGTTCACTGTAGACGACTGCATTGCCCACGCTGAACGACTGAACTCTGACGGCGGCCTGAGCTTCCTCGCTATCGACTATCTCGGACTTCTGGAGAAGCCGAAGGCAGAGCGCAACGACATCGCCATCGCCGAAATCACCCGCAAGCTGAAGCAGTTTTGCCTGCGCAACAAGGTGCCGGTGATTCTGCTGTCGCAGCTAAACCGAGGGGTTGAAGGAAGAGCAGATAAGCGGCCGACGCTTGGAGACCTCAAAGACTCCGGCGCAATTGAGCAGGATGCTGATGTGATTATCTTCCCTTACCGCGACGAGGTGTATCACGAGCACAGCGACATGAAAGGCCTGGCAGAAATCATTATCGGGAAATATCGCTCCGGCCAGCCTAAGACGTTCTACATGGGCTGGAGCAACGGTCACTTCGTCAACATCGACCAGCAGGAAGCGGCGATGCAGTACGCCCGCAACGAGAAACAGTCCTCCCAATCTAACGACTGGCGCTAAGGCATCCAAAATACAAGGTATAACCATGACCATTTCTCTAGCCATTATGGAGCTGGCTCTTAACCCACGATTCAAGGCTGTCATGGAAAGGTGCCTTGATGAAGAGGAGTTAATAGTTCAGTTCGAAAGACTTTGCGGCATCAAGCGGCCCCCAACGCGCAACTTTCCCATTGAGGAGATGGTGGACATCGCCACCGGCTTCCGGGATGCGCAGTGGAAGGTATTTTTCGAAGCATTCATCCCTTTCGTTTACGACTGCGTCTGGCTTCGCTGGGCAGATCGCGACAATGAAGAATTCTGGCAAATGCAAACCGAACATCACAAGGATTAACCATGAGCACCATTAGCACAGAACAGGCAAAAGACCTGCGTTAGCATTTGAATGCTGGCAGCAGGACTATGACCCGGTAGAAGACAAAAAGCAGTACGACATGTTTGGCCTTGGCGTTTTGGCGATGGACGAGCTTCTGTCGCTGCGCAAAGAGCGGGAGCGGTCGGAGTCTATCATCAAAGCAGCAGAAAAACTGGTTCGCTGCAAAGGACGCTATCACAGCGAGCAAAACTACCGCGCTCTGGCCGCACTGTTCGGCGTAACAACACCTGACCTTCCGCCGATGGAAATCGACACCGCACCGCCCGCTACAGACAAAGTTGCGAAGACGGCAGTTTGCCCAAAATGCGGAAACACTGGTTTGGCTGATAGCGGCGGGGTTCAGCCATGGGGAGAGCCAATTCTTATTGAATGTGATTGCACCTTCCCGCCCGCGCCTGGTGCTGATGACGACTCTCTGCCGTTTGACCCACAGATTGCTGAGTATGAGCAAATGATGGAGGCGGAGCAGGCTGCTACTGACACCACTTCGCAGCAGTTCGCAGCGCTGGCAGGTAAGGCGGTTGGTGGCAGTGAAGGTTTTGAGTGTACGCCGGTCGCTGACCTTTACGAGCTTTTGACCAAGTGCGGTGAGTGTTACGACTATACAACCTCGGCCAAAGTCGCCGCTGACTGGATTAAAGAAGGCTATTCAGCGCGGGAATACGTGAAGCTTGACCGCCTGCAGGAAGCACTAATTTTTGCGTCCCCTGAGCCATGCAAATAACACTCGACGACATAGACACCACCGCCAGATACATCGGCACTCCTTACTTCCTCAGCATCGAAACACTCACTAAACAATATCTCAATTCCAGCCTGTTAATTGCTTTGGAAGCGATTAGCCGCGCGAGGTATTGAGCGGAGAATCGTCATGATAACCAAATTGCAAATAATGAAATGGTTCGAAATGAACCGGAAAGGAACCGTTAAGCAACTCGTAGAGGAGCTTGGCGGCAAGGGCGAGCGCGTAGCTACAGTCATCTGCGGCTTGGTGAAAGAGGGCGTGTTAACTCGCTCTGCAAGTACCGGCATGGGTACGCGCTGCCGCATGTATGAGCTGAGCGAGGGGAAA